CGAGTTACCTAGAATCCTTGCGACCTACGACTGGACTAAGACAGCGGTCCTTGCTCATAACGCACAGTTCGATGTATCCATACTTAGCTGGGTCTATGGAGTCAAGCCATGCTTTATCTTCGACACGCTGTCAATGGCACGAGCTTTACGTGGCGTGGAAGTTGGCAACAGTCTCGCCCGACTTGCTACGGCTTTCGGACTTCCAGAAAAAGGGACAGCGGTTTATTCAACTGACGGAGTTTACGAGCTGGAACCCGGCCTTGAACGAGAACTCGCTGAGTACTGCAAGCATGATGTGTTTCTGTGCGAAGAAATATTCAAAAGGCTGGTGGTTTCCTACCCATCGAAGGAACTCCGACTCATCGACATGACGCTGAAGATGTACACCAATGCGGTGCTGGTACTCGATAAGCTGATGCTGGCCAACGCGCTGGAGGATGAGAAGGAGACACGCGAAGCGCTGCTGGCTAGGTTGCAGGTGACTGACGCCATGCTTGCGAGTAACACCCAGTTCGCTGAGTTGCTGGAGCGCGTTGGTGTTAACCCGCCGACAAAGAAGAAGAAGCCCACGCAGAAGACACCGAACCCTATCGGGCTTAACTTTGCGTTTGCCAAGAACGATGCGATGTTCCAAGCCATGCTCAACGGGGACAACGAGGATGCTGCTGCGCTATGCGAGGCACGGCTCAAGGTTAAGTCAACTACCGAGCGCACTCGAGCGCAACGGTTCCTTGAGATCGCAGGCCGAGGTACTCTACCTGTGCCGCTGTCGTACTACGGCGCACTGTCAGGGCGGTGGACGGCCAGCAAGGGGAGCGCCATTAACATGCAGAACCTAAAGCGTGGGTCGTTCCTACGCAAGGCGATCATGGCTCCTGTTGGGTATCAGCTTGTTGTGGGTGACTTGTCTCAGATCGAGCCGCGTGTGCTGGCATGGCTAGCGGACTACCAAGACCTGCTGAGCATCTTCCGTTCGGGTCAGGATGCCTACGCACAGTTCGGGGCGCAGATGTTCAACATCCCCGGCATGACCAAGGACAGCCATCCAGTGCATCGCCAGTCAGCGAAGTCGGCTCTGCTTGGTGCAGGGTATGGGCTTGGGTGGGCATCGTTCGCTCAGCAGCTATTGGTCGGGTTCCTTGGCGCACCACCACTGCGCTATACCAAGATAGACGGACGGCAGCTAGGCGTTACGCAAGCGTACATCGACAAGTTCTTGGGTTGGGAAGATAACGTCAAGAAGCTGCTGGAGATACCGCACATCTGCACCATGAAAGAGTTGGTCATCCACTGCGTTACTGCCAAGAAGATCATCGACATCTACCGTGCAACAGCGCATCCTGTGGTGACGTTTTGGGAAATGTGTTCGGGGCTTATCAACTCATCCCTGTACGAGGGCGAGGAGTACACCTACAAGTGCCTCACCTTCCGCAAGGAGGAGATCGTGCTGCCAAACGGCATGAGCCTGAAGTACCCCAACCTACGCAAGCAGTACGAGCGTGATGCTGACGGCATCCTTACAAAGAAGTTTAACTGGGTGTACGGAGACGACGCTACCAAGCTGTACGCAGGGAAAGTAACCAACAATGTTACGCAAGCAGTTGCACGGATCGTCATGACTGATGGTATGCTACGGGTATCTAAAAAATATTTTGTGGCTGGAACTGTTCATGATGAGCAGATTGCAGTTGTACCTGATGAACAGGTTGAGTACGCTAAGACTTGGGTCTTGGCGCAAATGGTCATGGAGCCAAAGTATTTGCCGGGGATTCCCCTAGCCGCTGACGGTGGTGCGCACCGTAGATATGGACTAGCAAAAGGATAGGAGAAGTTATGCCGACAAAACTAAAAGCGCAGTTTCCAAGGCGCATGCGAGTAGGTAAGAAGATGTACTCAGTCGAGATCGTGGAAGCCATGCTCGATAAGAAGATCATAGGTAATGTCCACTACGACAACCAACACATTGCGATTGCATCGCGTCACCCACACACGGGTCGTATGCTTGCAGGCGCAGAGGTTAGGGATTCGTTTTGGCACGAGTTGGTTCACGCAATTCTGCACGACATGGGGCGACACAACCTCAACCGTGACGAAGTGTTTGTTACTGGGTTCGCTAACCGGCTATCGAAAGCCATTGACTCTGCGAGGTTCTAATGCCAAAGGTTGTATGGTCGCACTCAGCGCTCAAGGATTACGAAAGCTGCCCTAAGAAGTACCAAGAGGTGCGCGTACTCAAGAAGTACAAGTTCACCGAGACGGTTGCCACCCTGTACGGAACGGAGCTACACAAGGCTGCGGAGGAGTACATCGGCGAAGGTAAGGACTTGCCAGCGCAGTTCGAGTTCATTAAGCCAACGCTCGACGCGCTTATCAAAAAGCCCGGGCGCAAACTCGTTGAGCATCAGATGGCGCTTACAACCGATCTCGTTCCCTGCAAGTGGGTTGGTCCAGAGGTGTGGGTACGCGGCATTGCTGACTTGCTTATCATCGACGACGACAACCTTACAGCGTGGGTGGTGGACTACAAGACAGGGAGCAATAAGTACCCTGACAGGGAGCAGCTAAAGCTCATGTCCATCATGGTGTTCAAGCACTTCCCCCACATCCGTAAGGTCAACTCCGCATTGCTGTTTGTCGTCAAAAATGATATGGTCAAGCACAGCATGGTAGTTAGCCAAGCCGATGCCGAGTGGTGGTCATACCGCCAGCGTATTGCCCGTATCGAACAAGCGCATGAGACTGGTGTGTGGAACCCAAAACCATCACCGCTGTGCCCTTGGTGCCCAGTAACTACTTGTCTCAATCACCCTAAACACTAAAGGAACGGTCATGCCTTACAAAAACCCAGCCGATCGCGCAGCTTATCCAGCGTACGATCAAAAGCCAGCAGTCAAAAAGAAACGTGCAGCCCGCAACAAAGCCCGCTCGATGCTTGAGAAAGAAGGGCTAGTACACAAAGGCGACGGCAAAGACGTTGACCACAAGAAGGCGTTAAGCAAAGGCGGTGCAACGACACGCAGTAATTTGCAAGTCAAGTCCGCAACAGCTAACAGGTCGTACGCTAGAAAAAGCGACCACAGCATCAAATAAAAAAACCGAGGAGAAACAAATGGAAGTGTGCATACATTGCAACCAAAAAATAAGAAAGTTAAACCCGCACTCAATGTGTAAAAACAAAGTGCGTATGTTGGAAATGTTGGCGCAAGCTGACGACTGGGTATTTGTTCAAGCAGGGCACGGCGCAATCGTTAATAACAGTATGGTGCGCGCACCTTACAGAGCGCAAGCACATTGCAGTGTACTGGTGTGGTTTGGTTTAGCGGAGCATAGTCCCGAGAAACGATCTGGCTTGTACAAAATTACAGAAGCTGGGCACAAGTTTTTAGCTAACGAGTACATGGTTCCTGCAATTATCTGGAGCAGGGACGGGCGTGTTGTAGACAGAGATCAACGGCTTACTGGAATCGACAGCGTAAAAAATGTTGTGTTCAACAAAAACTATTGGGATGCCTACCCCAGTGTTCAAAGACAGTACATAAAAACATGAGAAGCAAATGCAAGTAATTGACAACAAAGCACTTTTATTCAAAACCAGAAACCCTACCAAGTACAACCTAATACCTAAACATAAAGTCCTGTCGGAGAGCAATGGGACGTATGAGATATTGGTTTACTTCGGTATGGAAGAGGTTAAGGTACTACGAAACTTAGGTGTCAAAGATGTACCTTCGCCCATTAGCTACCGTTACAAGTGGCCGGGCAAGTACAAGCCTATGTCACACCAGCGCGATACGTCAGAGTTCTTGACGTTCAACCGCAAGGCGTTTGTATTCAGCGAGCCGGGAACAGGCAAGACGCTGAGCGCTTTGTGGGCAGCAGACTACCTTATGAGCATCGGCAAAATCCGCCGTGTGTTGATACTGTGCCCGCTGTCCATCATGCAGAGCGCTTGGTTGGGTGACCTCAGTAACAGCATCATCCACCGCTCCGCTATCGTGGCGCATCACACACAAGCCTCACGCCGTATCGAGATGGTGCAGCAGGACTACGAGTTCGTCATCACCAACTACGACGGGCTTAACCTGATTGCCAACGAGATCAACAACGACGGTCGCTTTGATTTGGTTATCGTTGACGAAGCGAACGCATACAAGACACCGACAACACGGCGTTGGAAGGCGCTCAACAGCATCATCAAACCAAACACACACCTGTGGATGATGACGGGCACACCTGCATCGCAGTCCCCTGTAGATGCGTACGGCTTGGCTAAGCTGGTTAACCCCAACGGCATCCCCAAGTTCTTTACCGCTTGGCGAGATATGGTGATGAACAAGATCACGATGTTCAAGTGGGGGCCCAAGCCCCAAGCCCCGCAGCTAGTACACGAGGCGTTGCAGCCAGCCATTCGGTTCACCAAGGCGCAGTGCTTGGACTTACCCCCTGTGCTGACCATGACCCGCATAGTACCTTTGACCCCGCAGCAAACGAAGTACTACAACATACTGAAAGAGCGCATGGCTATACAAGCGGCAGGCGAGGCGATCACCGCAGTCAACGCAGCCACCGTGGTATCCAAGCTGCTACAGATTTCATGCGGCGCTGTATATACAGACGACAAGGATGTGGTGGAGTTCGACGCTGGGCCAAGGCTGGCGGTGCTTGAGGAGATTCTGGGTGAGACAGAGCGCAAGGTATTGATCTTCGCATTGTTCCGCAGCAGCATCGACAGCATCTACCACCACCTGCTAAAGAAGAACATCAACACAGAGTGCATACACGGCGGCGTAACACCCAACAAACGTGCGGATACAATCCGCCGCTTTCAAAATGAGAAAGACCCAAGGGTGCTAGTCATGCAGCCCCAAGCATCGGCACACGGGATTACCCTAACAGCCGCTGACACAGTTATTTTTTATGGTCCGTTGATGTCTGTTGAGCAGTACATACAGTGTATAGCCCGTGCCGATCGCAAGGGTCAGAACGCGGATAAGGTAACAGTTATCCACATAGAAGGTAGCCCGATAGAGAAGAAGATGTTTAAAGCATTGACTTCCAAGGTGAGCGACCACTCACTATTGACCCAGTTATTTGAGAGCGAAATTAAATCTTGAAAGGAGTTGCAATCAATTTAAATTCATGTACACTGTCCAACCTTAGACAAACATCAGGAGAAAAAAACAATGAGTGACGAGCAAGTACCCCTCGATAAATTGGTAAAGATTTATCGCAAAATGCGCGACAGGATTTCCGAACTGACCCGCGAGTACGACACGCAAGTGGCGCTACTACAGGAGCAGAAAGACGAGATCACTAGCGCGATCAAAGATCAGATGAACGCCCTTGGCGTGAAGTCTCTTCGCACTGACCAAGGCACAGTAGTGTTGTCTGTAAAGACACGCTACTCGACAGCCGACTGGGACTCTTTCAAAAAGTTTGTGATGGCGCACGATGCGCTCGACTTGTTCGAGAAGCGGATTGCCCAACTCAACATGAAGCAGTTCCTAGAAGAAAACCCCGGTGTCGTACCTCCGGGTCTGAACTCAAATTCAGAATATGACATATC